GAAGTTGGAGCAGCAAATACTAATGTTGGGATAGGATCAACATTGTTTGAAGTTAAAAACTTCAAGATAACAAGACCTGGATGGGGATTTAGAAAGGGTGACAAGTTTAAACCAGTTGGTTTAGTTACAGCGAAAGACCTTACAGAACCAGTTAATAATTTTGAATTAGAAGTTCTTGATGTTTTCAATGATTCATTCTCCTCTATACAACTTGGTCAGTTTGATTATATTGATTCAATAACTAGTCTTCAAGATGGTGTTAGGAAGAGATTTCCTTTAAAATACCAAGGCGAACTTGTAAGTTTTGAGGTTGATAGAGATAATCCAGATTCTGCAGAGATAGATCTAGAATCTGTTCTTTTAGTTTATATCAATGGCGTTCTTCAAAATCCAGGAGAAACTTATAAATTTGTAGGCGGAACATCTATTCTTTTTGTTGAAGCTCCACGCGGACCACAACTTCTTGATCCTAAACAGCAAGTTGGCGATAATATAGAAATATTCTTCTACAGAGGCACAAGAGGAGTTGATAGCATATTGATTGATGATATATCAGAAACAATCAAACCTGGTGATAAAATACAGTTATATCCAACCGATAATATAGTTGGACAAAATGAAAGAACTGTGTTTAATATTTACGGTTCTGATGAATTAGAAACCGATCCATATACTGGTATTGGTGTCTCCGACAGTCAGTTCAGACCTGTGAGTTGGGCAAAACAAAAAGTTGATCTTGTTGTTGGTGGGGAAATTGTATATAAAACAAGAGACTCTATAGAAGCACAAGTTTATCCGACAGCAAAAATTATTGGTGATTTCAGTTCAACAGATACGAACATTTTTATTGATGATGCAAGATTCTTCAACTATGAAGGTCTTATTGGAGAAAATACAACTGACTTGTTCATAGTTAATACACCAATAAATTCAGTAGCAGCTGCTATAACAGCAACAGTTTCTGCTGCTGGAACTATTTCAGGATTTACTATTAGCGATGGTGGTTCTGGATATACAGGTTCTTCTGCAGACATAAAGATTTCTGCTCCTTCATATATTAAAGTGGGTGTTGGTACAACCGCTACAGCAACAGCAACTGTAACAAACGGTTCTATTACCTCAGTATCAATCACCAATCCTGGTCTTGGATATACTAACACCACACCCCCACAAGTTATAACTGCACTTCCAGAAGTGTCTTATGAAAATGTATTGAATGTAACTGGTATTGGTGGAACTACAGGAACTATAACAGGAATTGGAACTACAGTTGGTACTGGAAGTCACTCTTTGGCACTTAAATTCACTCTGAATATTGATACTGGAGAAACTTTTGAGGATATTACAGGTTATCCATTATATATTTTCAATACTAGTATTGGATCTGGTGTTACTTCAGTCAATAGTTCTGATAGTGCAACGGTTGGGATAGGAACTACTTTCTTAGATAATATCTATATTGCAAGTGCATTTAGTTCCAATAACAATGTAGGAGTTGTAACTTGTAATATTCTTTCAACAACCAGTGTTGTTGGGTTAGAGACATCGGGAAGTGTTACAAATCCACGTGGATTATTCTCTTGGGGTAAACTTTCTGGATTTGCTAGATCATCATCACCTATCTCTATTGGTGTTACAGGTCTTACAATTGATTCTGGTTTATCGACATTCCCAACTGTCCAAAGAAGAGGAATTGGATTAAGATCTAACGGTTCTTTGAGAAAGGGTCTTTGATAGTTATAAATACAAAAAAAAGCTATTACGATGGCGGCAATTGTAACAGATCAGTTTAGAATATTAAATGCGGAAACTTTTGTAAACTCCGTTACTGACTCCTCAAATTCATATTATGTTTTTGTTGGTCTCTCTAACCCAGCAATAATTGGGTATGGGAGAGCAGAAAATTGGAATACTAGCGAATCTTCTAGATCTCCTATTGATAATATTGATTATGAAAATTTCATTGGTGATAATATGTCTTTTGGAAAAAAGATAACACCATCAAATATAAGAAGAGTAGTTAGAAGAATAGATTGGGTGAGTGGCACAAGATACGAAATGTATCGCCATGACTATAGTGTAACTAACAAATCTCCAAAAACGGGGTCTGCATCATTATATAATGCAGATTACTATGTTATGAATAGTGATTTTAAAGTCTATATTTGTATTGATAATGGTTCATCTGGCATTAACACCACTGGAAATTCATCTACAATTGAACCAACATTTACAGACTTGGAACCATCAACTGCTGGCGCAGGTGGTGACGGGTATGTTTGGAAGTATCTTTTTACAGTACCACCAAGTGATATTATAAAATTTGATTCTACGGAATATATTACGTTACCAAATAATTGGTCAACTTCTACTGATGCTCAGATTGTATCTGTAAGAGATAATGGAGACTCTACAGTAAATTCAAATCAAATAAAAAAAGTTTATATTGATGAGAGAGGATTTGGATATAGTGCAAATGCCTCTATTGAAGTTCCTATTCTTGGAGATGGTACTGGAGGAAAAGTTGTTATCGAAACAGATTCTCTTGGAAGAATAACCAATGCTATTGTATCATCTGGCGGTAAAAACTATACTTATGGTATAGTTGATCTTGGAGACATGAATAATGGCATTCTTGCCAATCAAACAAGCAATTTTGCAAAATTGATTCCTATTATACCTCCATCAAAAGGACATGGATACGACATTTACAAAGAACTCGGTGCAGATAAGGTTATAGTATATTCAAGATTTGATGATTCTACAAAAGATTTTCCAGTTGACACAACTTTTGCTCAAATTGGAATAGTTAAAAATCCAACATCATCAACTTCCGATTTAGTTTTTGCTGAAAGTCAGTATTCATCTCTTTATTCTATAAAATTTGTAGACTCACAATCTGGCACTTTGTCTGTTGGAGACAAAATTACTCAGGATGTGTCTGGTGTTGGGACTGCTAGAGGTTACGTAGTTTCATATGATATTGAGACTAAAGTTGTTAAATATATTCATGAAAGAAATTTATATTTCAATCAAACTACTTACACACATAAAGATCATCCAGAGGTATCCAATCAAGGTAAACTGGTTGAATTTACATCAACGGGAAGTGTAATTGGACCTAGTTTTGTTGGTTCAATACAGAGCGGATTTAGCGGTTTAACTACAAATCCCACTGGTTCCAAATTAATTTCTTTGGGGACTGAATTTAATAGTGGTCTTGCTGGTCCTGAGATAAATAAAGGGTCAGGAGATATCATATACATTGATAATCGTCCTACTATCTCCAGAAGTTCTAGACAAAAAGAAGACGTTAAAATTATCCTGGAATTTTAAAAAATGCCACAGAAAACGAACCTCAATATAAATCCTTATTATGATGATTTTGATAAGGATGATAATTTCTATAAGGTTTTATTTAAACCAGGATATCCTATCCAGGCAAGAGAATTAACAACACTACAATCTATCTTACAAAATCAGATAGAGACGTTTGGTAGTCATATGTTTAAAGAGGGATCTATGGTTATTCCTGGAGGAATAACCTATGATTCTGACTATGATTCTGTAAAGATAAATTCCACTCATTTGGGTATAGATGTTAACATTTATGCCGATAAACTGGTAGGAAAAAAACTTAGAGGTCAAACATCTGGTGTAGTGGCGACAGTTGACAAGTGGTTAGATATTTCAGAATCAGCAGGAATTACTCACTTAACGTTATTTGTAAAATATATTAATGCAAATAATAGTAATGAGGCAGAATCATTTGATGATGGTGAAGTTCTTATAGTAGAAGAAAATTTCACCTATGGTAATACAACAGTTAATTCTGGAGAGTCTGTTGCATCTTTAATTGACGAAAACGCAACAGCACTTGGAACTGCTGTCGGCGTTACGGAAGGAGTATTTTTTGTTAGGGGGACATTTGTATACGTTCCCACAGAAAAACTTGTCTTAGATGCTTATAGTAATAGTTCATCTTACAGAGTTGGATTCACAGTACTAGAAGAACTGGTTACAGCAAAAGATGATGATTCTCTGTATGATAATGCAAAAGGATATTCAAATTACGCTGCCCCAGGTGGAGATAGATTAAAAATTTCACTGGTGTTGTCCAAAAAATCTTTGACAGATTTTAATGATACATCTTTTGTAGAAATTGTAAGGGTTCAAGGTGGTGATGTAAAGAAAATACAAAATAAGTCCGATTATAATTTGATACGAGACTATTTTGCAAAAAGAACTTATGAAGAGTCTGGCGATTATGCCGTAGATAGATTTTTTGTTGAAGTATCAGATTGTTTAGATGATGGATTATCTACAGAGGGATCATTTACAAGCAATCAAATTACCGATCAAGGAAATGTTCCTTCGGAAGATCTTTTATCTGTTAAAGTATCACCCGGAAGAGCGTATGTAAAAGGTTTTGATGTAGATTTACAATCTACAACTATTCTTGATGTAGAAAAACCAAGAGATAAGAGAGTTGTTCCTTCTGCACTGGTTCCTTTTAATTTTGGATCTCTGTTAAGAGTTAATAATGTTCAAGGAACTCCTATTTTAGGTATTAATAATAATTTTACCGTAAAATTATATGATCAAAGAAGAGGTTCTGCTACAGACGCAGCAACTGGAAATGAAATAGGACAAGCAAGAGTTTATTCTTTTGGATTATCCGATGCTCCATATTCAAACGATTCTTCGTCTTGGAATCTGTATTTGTTTGACGTACAGACTTATACATTTTTAACTCTGAATTCAACAGTAACTACTGCCCAAGTGCCTGCTAGTTCTTACATTAGAGGTTTAAGTAGTGGAGCATCTGGATATGTCACAACGGCTCCTGCAGGATCCGATACCATAGAATTGACACAAACTTCTGGTACTTTCGTTGAAGGAGAACAGATACTTATTAATGAAACGACTGAATTATCCAGATCTGTTAACTCTATAAGAGTTTGCGGAATTGAAGATGTAAAATCAATCTATCAAGATACTAGTGCCGAAACTGGGTATGTAGTTGATTTTATTGCAGATACAGTCCTTCAAAAGAGACTAGCACCAAACTTTAGTATTAATGATACTATTAATATTAGTTCTAATACCATTACATCTCCTGGAAAGATTTTTACTGGTATTAAAACAGAATCTATTATTAGATATCAGATACCTGGAACTACCGAAGAAACCTTCAACAGAGTAACCGCAGTTAGTGCTGATGGCACTAACTTAACTGTTGCTTCAGTTCAAAGTGTTAGTAGTGTTTGTGATGGTACTGTAGGTGTTGTTACATCTGTACCATTCTATATTGGTGTCCCCTTAGTTCCACAAAGTGGTGGTCTTTATTCTCCAATTGGAGAAAGAAATATTGCATCAGTAAATCTTTCTGGTTCCAATATCATAGTATCAAGTCAAATCACTGAGCAGGAGACCACTGCTCTTGGAGAGATGACAATAAATGTCTCTGCTACTGGTATTAGTAGTGCATTCTTTGAAGCTTTTGATGCCGAAAGGTATAGTATATTTTATCAAAATGGAGATGTTGAAGATCTTTCATCAGATCAAGTTACACTTGGTTCAAATGGTCAATCCATAACATTTAGTGGATTGACACCCTCTCAGACAAATCCTAATTATGTTACAGTTAATACTACTGTTAGAAAAAACTCTATTACAAGTAAGTCTAAAATTTACACTAGAAGTGAAAAATTAACAATAGATAAATCAATATCTGGAGTTTCCACTCAAATTAGTGGTCTTACACAAGGATCTTATTATGGAACAAGAGTTGAAGATAAAGAAATATGCCTAAACTTCCCAGATGTTTCCGAAGTTATAGCAGTTTATGAATCATATAATAATTCAGCACCAACATTAGATTCTATTGAATTTCCATCAGGTCTGTCTTTAGATACATCTTCTATTCTTGGCGAAAGAATTGTAGGACCTGATAATGGAGCCGTTGCTCAAATTGTAACTAGATCTTCTGCAACTAAGGTTGAAATTGTATATTTAAATTCCAAAGTATTTAAAGTAGGTGAGTTAGTAAAATTTGAAGAGTCCAATATAGAATCATTAATTACTACCGTAAATAGTGGCAATTATCAAAATGTAAGAAGTCAATATGTCTTGAATAAGGCAACAAAAGAACAATATTATGATTATTCTAGACTTGTAAAAGTTAACAGAAATTATACCCCCTCACATCAACTTTTAGTAATATTTAATCGTTATTCTGTCCCATCTAATGATAATGGAAATGTTTATACTGTAAATTCATATTCTGCAGATAGATTTAAAAATAATATTCCTTCAATGGTTGGAGGATTAAGAGCATCAGACACTCTCGATTTTAGACCAAGAGTTGCCGAGTTTACATCAACAACATCTTCTCCTTTTGACTTTGCAAGTAGAAATTTTGCTACCGCTGGTGTTAACCCAACTTTAGTTGTCACTCCTGGCGAAAGTTCTCTCATAGGATATGATTATTATCTCCCAAGAATCGATAAAGTAGTATTAGATAAAGAGGGAGATTTAATAGTCATAAAAGGTTCTTCATCCCCAAATCCACAAGAACCATCAAACTATAAAGATGCTATGGAGATTGCAACAATATCTCTTCCAGGATATCTTTATAATCCAGAGAATGCAATTGTCTCTTTAGTTGACAATAGAAGATATACAATGAGAGACATTGGTGCAATTGAAGATAGACTTGAGAATTTAGAAGTTGCAACTTCGTTAACACTTTTAGAACTCGATACTCAATCACTTCAAATTAGGGATCCTGATGGTTTAGATAGATTTAAATCTGGATTCTTTGTAGATGATTTTAAAGATTCTCTTAGATCGGACGTGCTCCAGTCAACTGCACTAATTGATGAAGATAGAAATGAGTTAACTACACTGGTTGAATTAAATACAATACCTTTACAATTAGCTTTAGATCCATCAATAAACGAAGACTCTGCCGATAATATAGACAATATTCTTTTAGACCCTAATGTCCAAAAAACTGGAAATTTGGTAACGTTGAAATATGAAAAAACTACCTTACTTGAACAACCATATGCAACTAGAGTTGAGAATGTAAATCCATTCCACGTTGTTGAATACATTGGTAATATACAAATAGTTCCATCAAATGATACATGGGTTAGAACTATTAATATTAATGGTGGAACAAGACTTATAGGACCCGCCCAAGATATTGTTAATACCATTACTGTTCCGATTCTTCAGTTTGGCACTCGTGGAGGTCGTGGAGGGGGCGGTCGTCGAGAGATACAAACAAGAGAAATTCAGGTTGTAACTCCAACACAGACAGTATCAGACACTATACAAGTATCTGTACAATCCAGTGCAGAACAATTTATTCGTTCTAGAAATGTATTCTTTAAAGGAACTAGTTTAAGACCTTATACTAGACATTATCCTTTCTTTGATAGTTCTTCGAATTTAGATATTATTCCAAAATTACTAGAAATTAGTATGATTTCTGGAGTATTTGAACCTGGCGAAGTTGTAAGAGGTTTTGATGAAAGTAGAAATATATTTACTTGTAGAGTTGCTAGACCAGATCATAAAGAAGGTCCAAGAGCAAACCCATCTAAAAAATATAGTTTAAATCCATATAATAATCAAACAAGTTTACCAACATCATATTCTGCATCTTCTTCTGTTCTAAATTTGGATATTGTAGATTTGCAAACAGAAGTACTTGGTAGGTTTAATGGTTATGTAACTACTGGTATGATTCTTGTTGGAGAAACTAGCGGAGCTCAAGCTTCAGTATCTGATATTAGACTAGTTGCGGATAGGGTAGGGGATATTTACGGATCTATGTTCTTCAGAGATCCATTAACATCTCCTCCACCACCAAGAAGATTTACAACTGGAGCAAAAACTTTTAGATTGACATCAAGTTCTACAAATATACAACCTCTGCGTGGAAGTAAGTTAATCAGTAGTGCTGATGGAACTTACACAGCTACGGGAAGAGTTGATAGAGTTACAAGAACTCGTGTGATAGTAAGAGAGGTTAGAAGAGTAGATCCTTTAGCACAAACATTTACGGTTGATGAAAATGGTGCATTTTTAACTGATGTTCAATTGTTCTTTGCAAATAAAGATGAAGTAGAAAATCTACGCATAGAAATTAGAACAGTTGAACTTGGTATACCAACAAGAACTCTTGTTTCGGAGTATGCAACTGTAGAGGTTGATCCTAGTAAAATTGAAACATCTAGAGATGCTTCTGTTGGGACAACAATAACTTTCCCATCTCCAATTTATTTGGAATCTGATACTGAATATGCCTTAGTAATATTGTCACCAAATTCAGTTAATTATGAACTTTGGGTATCAAGAATGGGAGAAAGGACTGTTACTGCAGCAAACCTACCAGATGCTGAAAGTATTATTGCCACACAGGCATATACTGGTGGTAGTCTTTACAAATCACAAAATGGAACAGTTTGGACTGCAAGTCAAGAAGAAGATTTGAAATTTAAGTTAACTAAAGCATCCTTTGTTTCGGGCGGAACTGCGTATTTCTATAACCGTCCTTTAACAGCAGAAGATTTAGAAAACAGATTGCCCAATGATTCAATTAGAACTCTACCAAGAAAATTAAAAGTTGGAGTTGATTCAAATACTTTACAAACAAGTATTTTGACAATTGGTAGGAAGGTTGCCGATGGAACTTTATCTTCCTCTGCTTCTGGATTTATTGAGGGAGTTGGTGGTGGAGCTGCAAATGCAACAACCAATTTAGTTGGTGTTGGATATAGTAATGGTACTTTTACTGGGGTTCCTCTCTATTCAATCACAGGATCTGGAACTGGAGCACAAGGTACTGTTACATTTGCTGCAGGTAAAGTATTAGGCAATCCAACTATAACCGCATCAGGATCTGGATATTCTAAAGGTGACGTTCTTGGAATTACAACTGCCAATGTATCAAAAGGAACTGGTGCTCAAATTACAGTCTCTAGTGTTACCGATGTAGATACACTATATTTGACCAATGTTCAAGGTGAAGAATTCACTACAGGTCAAGATTTAGTTTATTATGAAGGATCCACAGCAGTTGCTATGGCAAGCACTCATATTACAAGTTCAAGTCTAATTAGTGACCTCTTTGACGGAAGAGTTATTGAAGTTAATCATTTAAATCATGGAATGCATTCAGATACCAATATTGTCACTATTTCTGGAATTGAACCCAACACAATACCAACATCATTAACAGCATCTATTGATACTGAGAGCACTTCAATTTCGGTTGCAGATACTACAAGATTCTCCACCTTTGAAGGTATTAGCACATCCCAAGGTTATTTGAAAGTGAAGAATGAAATTATTTTTTACAATTCTGTTACTGCTGGTGCTGGTGGTGCAGGAACCCTTGGAATTGGGACTAGAGGTATAGATAATTCATTATCTATGAATCATAGTATTGGTGATTTAGTTTACCCTTACGAATTGAATGGAGTATCACTAACAAAAATTAATACGCAACACAATTTACCAACCAATACTACATTAAAATCATTGAGAGATTATGATACTTATTATCTACAGATTAGTCGTGGTGCAAGAACAACAGGAGATAGTCAGTTAAGTTTCACTGACGAAAATACTGTAGGAGGTGGGGATATTTCTGCATCCAGAAATATTCAATTCAATACTATTATTCCAAATCTTAATGTAAGAGTTCCTGGAGAAGCAACGAGAATTACATCACAAATCAGAACCGTATCAGGCACTAGTGCTTCTGGTTCGGAACCATCGTTTATTGATCAAGGTTTTGAAAATATTGAACTGGATGTTCTCAATACTTTAGAATCTACTCGATTAATTGCATCTGAAGATAATGAGACTGTCAGACTTACTTCTTTACCAAAGAATAAATCATTCACACTTGCAGTTTCAATGACATCTAATAATGCGAATTTGTCTCCTCAAATAGACATATCAAATACATTAGAACCTAGTATTACTGTTAGTAGATCTGGATTGAATAGACCAATTTCCAACTATGCTAATTCTAATGTTGTTAAACAGGTTGAAGAAGATCCACATATGTCAGTTTATGTTACAAATCCAATTTTATTGAGTCAACCAGCAACTTCCCTAAGAGTTTTAATCTCAGCATATCGTCACTCGTCTGCAGATTTCAGAGTTCTTTATCAATTAATTAGATCTGATTCAAGTGAAATTGAACAAACTTACGAATTATTCCCAGGTTATGATAATCTTTTAGATAATGATAATGATGGATTTGGAGATGTTGTAATTGACTCTAAATTAAATAACGGAAGACCAGATCGTTTTGTATCTTCCAGCAACGAAGGTGAATTTTTAGATTATCAATTTAGTGCTGATAATTTAGAACAATTTAACGGTTTTAGAATTAAACTTGTAATGAGTGGAACAAATGAAGCAAAACCACCCAGATTCAGAGATCTCAGAGCAATCGCTTTAGCATAAAATGAAAAGAGTTGATGGTCATAAGCACCTGTTTCGTGAAAACTCAGGTGCTATTGTAAATACTAATACTGCTGAATATTTACAATATGTTAGATTAAGATCTGAAAAACAAAGACAGAGGGAAGAAATTGAACAAATAAAACAAGACATTAATGAAAT